ATACATTTAATACTAAATTTTGTGCCATTATCTGTGCCTTGTTTTATTCATAGCTTGTTCGTGTTCTTCGCTTTCCAATAAAAGATAGCCTAACCAATGGTTATACTCCCATTCTTCCATTTGTAAAACTTCTCTTAAAGGTATTTTTAGTCTATCGGCTACAATAAAACAATTCTTTAATTGAGGCTCAGATTTTAGTTTTTTTTTACCTGTTCAGGATTGATAGCTTGTACCATTGCAGTAGCTATCCTAGAAAGTACATCAGAATCAACTTTGTGCATCAAAGTAAGTTTATCTTCTAAATTAAATATTTTGTTTCCATCTTTATCTATAGCTTTCATTACTAAAATATCAGCAAGAATACTAACATCGTTTAGATTGTCAGATTTTCTAAAAAGCTTATTTTTTTCAGATAAAGTAATTGGAGTCCAATATATTACACTCGGATTACCAGCTTCGTCTTTCCATTCTTCTACTTCTAAATGTTGAACACCTAGAGATTCAAAATGTGATTTAGCAGAATCTATTAATTTCATAAATTAATATTATACTGTTGCTCTAGTTAATGCTCCTGTGCCTTGAAAAGTAACTGATCTAGTAACTACTGCATCCATTCCATTAGTAACTGACATTCCTGTAACAATACCTGTACCACTAAATTTTTCATCTCCTGAAGCATTACCTTCAGGTAGCACTACAAATGCTATAGAACTTCCAACAGTTAATGTTTGTTGTGGAGAATCAGTTTCATCATAACTCATTTCTAAAGTTCCTGAGAATGATGTTCTACCAACTAAGAATGATTTTGTTGCATCTGTTAAAGCTGTATCTTCTACAACATCAGCAGTAGTTTCTAGTGTGAAACCTGTTAGTTCCCCAACACCTGTTCCACCAGCAGTAACTACTCCTTCTTTTCCGTGATGTGTTGCCATTTTTTATTTTCCTTTTTAATTGTTGTTGTATTTTCTTTTTCTTGCTTCCAACCTAAACTAATAAAACTATCAAGTTGAGTTTCATTAATAGTCATTTCATTTCCATCTTTATATAATTTAATGTCTTTAGCCATAGTGCCTTTTACTATTTATCTTCTTCTTCGTCAATATCTTCATCATCCATATCTTCTTCATTAAAATCCTCATCTGAATCATCTTCCCATTTCTCATCTTCATCATCTCTTAAATCAGCTAATAAGTCTTTTACTTCTTCACACATGATTGATTCTTTGTCATGCAACTTTTCTATTGCATCTATCTTTTTTTCTATTTTATCTATAATTTTATCTTTACTTGCCATAGCTTATCCTTTCTTATGGTGTACCAGCTTGATATTCATACATACACCTTACAACCATTCTGATACCACCAATAGGAAACAAAGTACCCTCGTCTGTTTCAACCGATGTAACTTCAGTATCAAGTGCGTTTGATGATCTAGTAATATCAGATTCTAAAGCTGTTTCAATAGCTGTGATTAAAGTATTTCTTGCAGTATCAATATTAGACTCAGCACCTTTAACAAAACCAAGTATAACAAAATCAATAGTGCCTATTCTAGTTTTAGCACCATCTCCTAATTCTGAATCTTCTCTAGTTTCTTCTGATGTTTGTACTATTACTGCTGGATATTGTTTGTCTGATAATTCATCTAATTGAAAAGGTTGTCTAGTAGCTTTTATAATTGCTGGGCTAGATATACTTGAAATAGTAGATAATAAATTAGATGCTATATTTTCTCTTACACTCATAGTTTCATTTTCTTTAATTCTTTTGCAACAAATCTGTTGAATTGTTTGTTTATAATCTTTTCTGTTCTATTGTTAAAGGCAAAAAATTCTCTTTTAGGCTCGTTTAATACTTGATTAAATAATGCTCTCTGTCTCATTTGTGCATTACTAAATGATATAGATACTTTGTTTTTACCTGTTTTCTTAATAGTTCTTCTTGATGGTGTTAATGCACCTAACATTCTTCCTGAATAAAATAAATCTACTTTGGTTGGTTTTCCCTCTCTTTGTAATTGTTTGAGATAACTAGCAGAATATGGAGCAAATGGTGTATCTCTAAAATCAACTCCTTTAGCTGTTTTAGTTCTAACAATATCTAATAATTGGAAACCACCTTGTAGAATACCTTTATCAATAATAGATGGAAACTTACTCTCTAATCTTTTAAATCTTTTTTCAATAGCTTTGCTGTTTGTTTTTATCTTAACATCTAAAGCCATTATCTAGTCAATCGTCTATATCCATGTAAAGGCTCTCTTTCACTTACCTGAATAGTGCCATCTGCTGTTGCATCATATTCAACACCATCTTCTAGTATTGATCTAAATTCTTTATTATATTCTGACATATAATATTCTGCCATTCTTTCAAATCTATCTTTTTCTGTCTCAGGTCTAAATTTAGTTAATGCTGGTAAATAAAATCTTCCTAAAAATAAATAAACACCAGCCCTTTCAAACTGATCTAAATTAACTTTTGTATTATCCATCTCAGCAGTATTAAGAACTGTTATATCTGTATATACATTTTGTTTATATACAGACCACCATTCTACTCTTAACTGTCTTAGAATATCGTTTGTTGTTTGTAATAGAAAGTTTGTAGTTTCAGTAGCAGTTGTTGAGATACCAAAATCAAAGGCATCAGGCTGATATTTTTGAACATCAGATGTAGTGATAACATTTGCACCTGTATAGTTTGCCATATTAGAATACCCAAGTTAAAATTACTGCAACAACTATAATAACTCCCATAGTTACTTTTTTATTGTCTTTAGCAAGTTTCCAATATTTTTTTAAATCTTTCATTTCTTTTTCCTTGTTTTTTTTTTGTGTGGTTTAAGTTGTACTACTTTATCAGAAATGTCTTTTACTGTCGCTTTTTTAATTTCTTTTTTGACCTGATCTACAGGAACAAAACCATTTCTTTCATAAAGTGCTAAATTAGATTCGTAATACTTTTTATCTTTAGTAATTATTTTTCTGCCATTTGTTAATTTTATGTCCATAATTATCTCCTATTTCATATAAGGGCGATTACTCGCCCTTATAATTATCCTACTATTGGATTGATGAGTCTGACTCAATCTCACAACCATTAGTGTCATTTAATTCTCCGACACCATAAACTGCTGTTGCAACAATTTCGTCTGCTCTTAAACTCGCATCTCTTTGAGTTTCAATTTTCAAGTCTTGCATCATAGCTAATCCTAATGCTTCAGGATGGAATACTGCACCTTTGTAATCTCCTGTTGTACCTGGATTATTACCTGATGCGTCTGCTATGTTTGATGTTTCATAAATTGTAACACCAGCTATTTGACCTACTAAACCTGATCTTAATGCTTCATTACCAACACCTGGATTTGGGTTAGCAAATGTATTTGTAAGACCTGATTTTAAATCAAAAGCTACTTGTGGATGGATTACAGCAGATAAATTATCTCCTGGAACTGCGTTTGCTCTTAGTTTAGCAACTGCTTGAAAGATAAGCGAAGCTGACATAACTGTTGAAGCTGAACCAACAGTAGTTGAAAAACCACCGAATAAAGCTGTTAAGTCTGTGTCAATTTTTTTTGCAATCGCTTCTCCAAACAATTTACCAATATCTCCAGCAACATTTCTTGGTGCTGAGTTTCTTGCTAAATCTGTAAGAGTTGTTTGTAATCCAACTTCTGAACAAGTAATTGTTTTTGATGTTGGGTCAATCGCTGTGTTAGTTAAATCAGTTGCTTCGTTTACTGCTGATGCACTTACGCTAGAGTAAATTGGTACTTCAACTGACTTTCCACCACCTGTTACTGCATAGTTTCTTACAAGTGGTCTCATAATTGATTGCTCACTTGCTACGAACAATGCTTCTGCCACTATCTCTGTGTATAGTTCCGATAGTGTAGAACTTGTGCTTTCGTTTGCCATTGTTTTTGTCCTTTATTATTTATTGTTTAAATTGATTTGAATAGCACCTTGATCTCGTTTTTTGCGATATTCTGCATACTTTTCACGATCTTCGGCATTACTCATATCTAAGTCCTGAATATTAAATGGTTTTACAGTTTTACCCTCAATGCTACTCTGACTACCTGTACCAGACAAAGACCCTTTTCGGAAATGTGGGTTAGCATCTAAAAATTCATTAACTCTATCTTCTAATGTTAATAATTCCCCTTTTGAGTTGTATCGTATGTTTTTATTATTATCAAGTACTTCTACTCTGCCATCATCATTATAATTTATTTCGTTTTTTAATAATGATACTACTTGGTCAGGTGCAACTGCATTATTTTTAGAAGCTAAAGATAATATAGAATTATCTACATTAATTGTTTTTACTTTAGCTTTCCAATCAGCTAACTCTTTGTCTTTATCAGCTATTCTTTGTTTCATAAGATTTTCAAGATCAGCTTTAGTTTTTGCTTCTTGTATTTGCTTTTCTTTTACAAGTTCTTCTTCTTGTTTCTTAGCTTCGTCTAACATTCTTTGATGTTTAGACTTCTCAGCTTCTAGTCTTTGCTTTACAATTCTATCTACATCATCTTGATTAAATGTTGGTGTTGGTTTCTCGTCAGTTTGAGTTTGTTTAACTTCAGCTTCCTGAACATCATTTTTCGGTTGATTAACCTGTGTGTCGTCTGACATTGTTTCTCCTATTTGTTTATATTATAAGTTCGCCTTTACTATCATACCAATCAGGATTGACATAACTAAACTGATGTCTGCAATTATATCCACCTCTAACTACAAGTGGATTGCCTGATTTCTTACCTGACCATGATCTACTTTGCCATAAATCTCTGATCTCGTTGATGGTAAAAAGCCCACCTTTTCTCTTGTTATATACACCATTTACTAAATTTCTGCAAAGATCACGAGTTGTAGGTATTACATCTCCATAGTATTTAACAAAAGTAAGTCCAGCATCCTTTGATTTGTTGAAGTTTAAGGTTGCATCAAAATCTCTTAATGAGTCGTTTAATATCTGACTAGCATATCTTTTCATGTTTTCTCCAGCCCTGTCTCTTGCAAATTTAGTTTGTAAAGTCTGTATTGATTTATCTACTTGTGCTTTTTTTGATTTATCAAACTTGTTTCTATTGATGTAACTAATAAGTCTTTGTGCTTCTACATCATCTGAACTAGCATAAATACCATTGATTGTTTGTCTAAGTTCTTTTTCTAAATCAGTAAATTCAGTTCCTACTAAAGCATTTTGATATACTTTTTCTGACAATCTTCTTGTAAATGTATTTGATACATCTTTAAACTGTGTGTAATATTGTTGCTTTAAATTTTGTATTAAAGATAAATCTCCCTTAGTTAGTTCTTGAAACTCAACAGGTATATTACCTATTCTCTTAAATGCTTTCTCAATTCTTTTAGCTTGTTGATTAAAACCTTTTCTAACAACTGTATCTGACCATGCTAAATATTCTCTATCTAATATTGCTTTGATCTTTGGTCTTATTGCTATTGCACTTTGTAATTCAATAAGTTTGCCATCTGTTCTTGGTAAATCTCTATTGGCTAATGCAACAACTTCTCTTTCTATTCTATCTAATGTTTCGGTAAGTGTTCTATAAAAATTTGCTTCTGCAATTTCTATTTGCTTGATTCTATATTCGGTTGCGTCTTTGACTATATCTGACATTCATTAAATCTGCTCTTGCTCTACTTCTTGATCTTCTTCTTGTGCTTCGTCTTGTGTAAATTGTCCAACTTCTGCTTGTGCATCTATTTCATCAAATATATCATTAAGCTTTTCATTGTCATCTATTACTGCTCTTGCAATCTCTTTATCAACTTCTTTCATAAATGTAGCAGAGCCAATACCAATAGACTTAGCTTGTTGGTAGTAAATTAAATCAGTAGCATAATCTCTAATGTTAAATGAGTCAGGATAACTTATCTCTCCATCAAATGTAGAGTTTTGAAATAGTGCATATAATCTAAATAATTGTTCTTCTGCTATTTGTAGATTATCAGCTTTCTCAGATAATCTAGCATTAAGTAATTCAAATTCTGTTTGTAAAGCTATTCCTGAAGATACTGCTTGTTTAGAAGTTCTTACTGCTCCTGTATGTGCAATTCTATTTATAGCATTTACTTTGTTATTTATTGATTCCATTATAGCTTGTAAATTTTGCCCTGATGGTTGTAGTAGATATGGTTTTAAATTAGGCTCTAATTCTTCAGGCATTTCTATAACAGCACCAGCACCAGCACTAGCATTAACCGATGGAGTCTTAACAAGACTTGGATGATTTGTTAATCTAATAAGCTGTTCTACTTCTGATAACTCATTGTAGATAGCTTTTTGCAAATCAGCTATGTCTGTAAGGTCTGATTGACCAATTCCCTTTTTGTGCGATTTGGAATTGTATAAGATAACTGCTGGTATCTTGCCAATCAGATTATCGGCAGTATCTATTACTCTCGGCTCATCTCTGTCTGATTTAGCATAGACAGTTTCAATCCGATCAAGATACCATAATCTAAAGTAAGTTCCCCCATCTCTATCTACTTCTTCTCTTACTTTAAGATAATCAAGTGTGTATTTACCATTTATTTCTCTTTTGAAATTCCAATCCAAAACATTCTCAGGTGTTAATATTGATAAGTATGGTCTGATGTCTTGGTCTAGTTCTTCTGCTCTTGTGTTAGTTGTTACTTTTGGTTTATCTAAAACTAAAAAACAATGTCCATAAATAGAAGCATAAGTCTGAGCCTGTTTCATAACAGCATCAAAGTTATTACCCTCTAGGTCTGTGTCTTTTAAGAATCGTTCTAAACTAGGCTCATCAGCCATAGCACCAAAATCTCTTGATGCTTTTACTCTAAATAAAAATGATGAATAAATTTGAATAATATTTTTACAATGATTATCACATGGAGTGTTACCAAGTCTTTGATTGTACTCGCTGTCTAATTCTAAATTATATCTGTTTAAGTATTGACCTATTGTATAGTCATATCCACCATTAGCTGATCTTATAAAATATTCCCATTGGTTGACATTTTCTCTATAATCTTTGTGTGTCTCAAATGCTTCGTCTCTTGAATATGCCATAGTCTATTTCATTGTCCATCTAGTTGGTCTTGAACTTGGCATCTGAACTACTAAAGGTTTTATATAATCAATCATGTAACCTAGAGCATCGTTCATATGGTCAAATCCATCTTCTTTGTCAGGAATATTTGTATCTTCCTTGTATGTTTGTCTTTGTAATCCTTTTATCAATGTTTTGCAAGATTTGGAAACAAAAATATATCTGTTTCCATTAGTATCTTTGAGTTTAGAATTTACTGCATTGATTCTATCTCTTACTGCTGGATGTCTTGTTTTGACTTTTACATTGAAGCCACCATTCTGTAAAATAGATAAATCAGTTCTCCCACCAGCACTTGTTTTTCTTTGCCTACAAGCTGGGTCAGGATATATTGTTATGTGTATCTTAGTTCCATACCTATCTCGTATTTCTTGCACCATTTCATCAGTATTACTTGAATAAATTACTATCTCATCAACAATATATATCTTTTCTTTTTCAATTTGTGCTACGCAACATGACATGGGATTCACATTAAAGTCTAATCCCAAGTGTAAAGGTTTTGTGTAATCTATTGATTTTTCTACAACAGACTCAACAGGATGAAAGTTATAATAAATAGACCCAGCATAATTTTCAAATGTACCCTCAAACTCTTGTCTAAATGTTCTTTGATCTAAGTCTTGTCTTGCTAGTTCTATTTCTTTTTTAGTAACCATACCACCTTGTAAAGTAGTATATTGAAAGCTATCCCACTCAGGGTCTTGCTTACCTTTTAGATACATCTCATAAGTCCAATTACCATAACCTTTTGGAGTACCACACATTAGAACATGACCAAGTGTATCTGATACTGACGCTCTTAATACTTCAAACCAAGTCCTTTTATCAATATCACTAAACTCATCTAATATTAAAAAGTTTAATCCTGTACCTCTTAATGAGTCAGGAGCATCACTTGATTTTAAGCTTATTGTACTATTTGATTTTCTTATAGTTATTGTAAGTGTGGTTTCGTTAATATCTTCTATCCAATTAAATTGATTTAATACTTCTTTTAAGTTTGACCAACAAATATCCTTAGCCATTTTAAGTGTTGGTGCTACATACCATATCTTTTGATTAGGCTTTGATGCGTACTTCATCATCTCAGTTATAGCAAGATATGTCTTACCAAATCTTCTACCTGATATAAGAACTCTAAATCTTTTATTTGATGATGATATAAGATGCTGGGGTTTTGTCAGAGTGATCTTCATTACAACCAAATTTTATATATATCTTATGTTCGTTAATATCTGCTCTACCAAATTCTTCTGTTTTTTGTAAAGATAATTTATAGCCATCAACCATACAATCATAACCATCTTTATAAAATTTATCTACTTGAAAAGGTGGCAAACATTGACCTGAAGTAGCACTACATATTATCATTGTTAATATAAAATTCATTTACTTTTTCTTTCTGTAATATTTTCGGTGTACCTGTACTCTCCAAGTCCAATGGAATATTGACCTTGCTATCTTTCCTATCTTTTCTACCACCCAATCTATCATTGTTATATTTCACTTCGTTTTCGTATGTCCTATCTTCATCAATCATATTATTCTAAAATTAATTTCTTAATGCTCTTTTCTCCCATATATATTTCTGTTTCAGCCTGAGACTTAATACATTTGTAAGATACAGATGTACCTTTAGATGTTCTTTCAGCAATTCTTTTACCTTTAAGACAAGCAGATAGACTAGGCTGTATTCTATGTTCCTTAATCTCATGGTCTATAATCATCAATAAAGCAAATACAGTTTCAATCATTAGTGCGTTCCATTTCTAAGTTTATCTATTATCTTTTGCATCGCTAACATCTGTTCTTTTAAATGATCTATATTTACTTTGTTATATCTTGATGCTTCTATTTCTTTTTCTATTGATTCTATTTGAGATGCTAAATGTTCTATAAGCATATACATTTCTAAGTTCTTTGGTTCTTGTTCGGCTTTCTTTAATAGATCAGCTTGGAATAAATGATCTGCTGTTTCTAATTTATTTAATCTTTCTATGACTCCAAAAGCAAACCATGAGCCAATTACTATTGCACCAATCAATCCAATTAGATTTCGTAAAGGTAATCCAATGTTTGTGTTCTCGCTTATCTTCATATCTTAAATCCTTTTCTCCAACTTTGCATAGCCCAAAATACAGGAGATAAATTCTTTTGCCCTTTTACATTTGCCAAGATAGGTCTAAATCTTGCAAAGAAACTCTTTTGTCTTGCTGGTATATTCTTCTTTATACTCATTGTCTTTGAGCCAAAGTTAATCTTTTTAACTCTACCTGATGATTTATCTCTTACAAATACTTTGAACTTCTTAACATCTCCACGAGAGGGTTTATTTAACTTAACAGTTCTTCCTTTGTATTTAGCCATGTAAAACTAAATATCATACATCATCTACAAATACAGCCAAAAAAATAACCTGAGCCATCTTTCATTACATGGAGATTGTGTGGAGAGTCTAAATATT